AAGTCCTTGTCCGTCATCGGGCCCGTGCCTGGCTGGCGGAAGCTGCCAGCGATCTCTCGCGCCAGGGCCTGGGCGGCCTCCTTGTTGCCGAGCTTGGGGTCCAGCTTGATGCCGATGGCGTTGGCCGCGCTGGCGATGTCCAGGCCCGTGGGGGCGAGCTTGCCGCCGTCCACCCCATCCAGCAAAGACTCCATGCGCTCCAGTTTGCGGATCTGAGCGGGCGCTGCAAACGCCACCTTGTTGATGCCGCTCATCATGTCGCTGAACTCTTTGCCTTGGTTCGTGCTGTAGGAGTTCTCAAAGCGCTGGCCGTTGTCGATCCTTGTGGCCCCGGCTGCGGCGACTTCCTTCTTGGCTCCGATCAGCGGCTGATTGGGCACCAGTTGGCCGCCAGGGCCAGGCACCAGCAAGTCGGTTGCAGGGTTGCTCTGGCGCGGAAGCACAGTGCCTGGCGCAGTGGCGAACGGGTCCACCGCCCGGCCGTCCACAAACTCGACCCTGGTGCGCGGCACCAAGTCGGAGTAGTTGTTGGTGGCCGCAAACTTGCGCACCGACTCTGGCGTGAAGTCCTTGGGGTCCACCTTGCCAAACGGGTTCTCGGCCTTGGCGGGCATCAGCGCCTGGATCTCCTGCAGCCCCAGCCCCGCGCGCATGGCTTGCGGCACGCTCATCGGCATGGCCGGGCCTGCGTTGGAGTCAATGCTGTCCAGGAACGAGCCGCGGGCTTGTTTGGCGGCGGCGGCTTCTTCACGCGCCCGTGCCGCATCGGCCATTCGGCCCTCCAGCTCTCGCAGCTGCAGCGCCCGCTGCGCCATGATGGCCCGGCGCTCCTCCTCCTCTTGCTGCGCCCGCTTGGCCGCGCCCAGGGTCGCGCCGTAGGCGTTCAGGCCGCCCGCCAGGCGCTGCATGGTGTTGCCCTGCCCTCCCAGCAGGCCGCCCGCGAGCTGCAGCGCGGCCATCGTCTTGGGGTCGTCCCAGCTTGTGCCCAGAATGTCCAACAGTCCCATGCTTACCTCCGGAAGGGGTTGCCCGCCACGCCACCGCCCAGCAGGCCCTGGCCGACGTTCATCATGTTGGTGTAGCCCTGCGCGTAGGCCGGGTTGAGCAGGTAGTTCTTCTGCATGTCAATGCCTTGGCGCTGCAGATCGTTCAGCCCGCCGGTGGCCATCTGGTCGTTGAACAGCTTGGTGGCCGATCCCAGCAGGCCGCCAGTGCCGTCAGGCCCGTAGACGTAGTTGGCCAGGCGCGGGTCCATGTCCTTGGTGGTGGTGGCCGTGGTGTCCTTGCCGCCCGAGGTGGCGCCCAGCACTGCGCCGGCAATGGGCAGGGCTGACTTGAGCAGGCCGCCTGCAGCGCCCGCACCGGCCGCCGAGGTCAGCGCTCCGCTTCCGGCGCCTGCCAGCGTGCCGGCAGCCGCTGGTCCAAACGCCAACCCGGCGCCAGCTCCGATCATGGCCGGGTTGAACATCCCAGACGCTGCAGCCGAGGCGTTGAAGCCGTAGCCTGGTGTGCCGAGGCCCGCCTCAATGGCTGCCGGCGTCAGCGTGGATGACCCGCCACCGATGCCATAGCCGGCACCTCCGGCTTCGCCAGCGCCTGCAGCGGCGGCCTCGCCGCCGCCAAGCAGCCCGCCCGCGCTGAACATGCTGGGCTGACCCAGAGCCGCGCCGATGCCGTTGGCGCCCAAAGCCGCCAGCGCCAACTTGGCCATGTCGCCCAGGCCGTACTTGTCCGAGCCAGCGTCGTGCACATTGCTGCGCAGCAGGTTGCCGTTCATGTCCACCACGTCGGTGCGGTAGGTGGTGCCACCCAGTGGGGTGCTGACGGTGTAGCCGGCTTGGTAGGGCGATCCCATGTCCTGCTCAGACTGCCCCGTCATCTCCATGTACGGCGAAACCTCGAGCCCGTTGATGCGCGCCATCATCGGGTTGCCGCCGATGCCGGAGCCAAAGCCGGCGCGCAAGGCCTGCTGGATGATGTCTTGGTAGTTCATGCGGACCTCACGGCTTGTTGAAGATGTTGTAGAGCTGAGCGCCCACCAAGGCGCCACCTAAGCCGCCAGCCAAGGCGTTGCCTGGCGTGTTGGTGGAGGTGTTGCCAAAGCCGGTGAACGGGCTCACGGTGTTGGTGTAGTTGCCCACCACGTTCCACGGCGCTTGCTGCTGCGTCAGGCCCAGGTTGTAGAGGCCCTGGCCTTGCTGCTGCATGCCGGTGTTGCCCTGCTGGAACAGGTTGGCGCCCAGCTGCAGGCCCTGCATGTCTTGGCCGCGCTGCGCGGTGTAGAAGTTCTGCATGCTGTTTTGGTAACCCAGGCCGAGGTTGCCCATGCCCAGCGCGTAGTTCTGCGCGCTGTTCTGAAAGCCCAGCCCCAGGTTTCCTAGGCCTAGGTTGTATCCCTGGTCCGCCTGGTACTTCTGCAGGTTGCGGCTCATGGCGCTGTTGTAGTCCTGGCCGTACAGGTTGGCCAGCGAGTTGCTCAGGCCCTGGTTGGCGTCTTTCAGCGCGTTGGCCTCCACCACCCCTTGACGGGAGCCACCGTAGCCGCCGGCAGCCACCGCCGCGCTGCCAATGCCCGGCAGGATGTTGCGCTGCAGGTTGTCGGTGACCTGCTGACGAATTGCGCCCGCCATCTCGCCCAGGTACGGGTTGGGCTTGTAGGTAGAGGGGTTGCTCAGGGCTTGCGGCATGAAGGGGTTGGCCGTATTGCCGCCCGCGTCTGCTGCCGCACCACCTGCACCGCCTGCTGCTCCCCCAGCCGCACCACCTGCAGCGCCACCAGCCGCTCCGCCCGCTGCAGCGCCGCCAGCAGCACCGCCTGCACCACCGGCTGCTGTGTTGCCGCGCTGGGTGGTGGCCAAGGTGGTCAGCGCCTGCCAGTCGGCGTCGGTTTGCTGCCCCAAGTTGTTGTTGACGTTGGTGCGTAGCTGCGCGTCGGTCAGGCCGTTGCTCAGCCCCAGGTTGTAGACCGTTGCTTTTTGCTCGGGCGTCAAGTTCTGCGCGATGCCCTTGAGCGCGTTCCAGTCGGTGTCGGTCTGCATGCCGAACAGACCGCTGGCCTCCATGCGCAGCTGCGCGTCCGTCTTGCCGCCCGCCAAGCCGCCCAGGTAGGCCTGCGCCTTCTGCTGCGGTGTCAAGCCCTGCAGGCTAGTCAGTTGCTCCGGGCTCATGGCCTGCCTCTGTGCCAGGCCCTGCAGGTAAGCCCATTCATTGTTGGTTTTTGTAAGCTGGTCGGCCCGTGTTTTTGCGTCCGGGCTTGTGGCATTGAAGGTGCCTTGAGGCAAGAGTTCACCAGTAGCCGATATGCTTCTGTCCGCTGCTTCGCGGATCTGCGCGTCCGTGAAGCCCTCTCCGCGCAGCCGGTTGTACTCGCGCGCTTTGCCCTCTGCCGTCTTCAGATTGGCCGGGTTAAAAGCAAGCTCTGAGTTCTTCCGCGCCAGATCCTGCAGGTAGGTCCAGTCGCTGTCGGTCTGCGTGCCCGCGGCCTGTCGGATGTCTGCATCCGTGTAGCCCGCTCGGCGCAGCCGGTTGTACTCGCGCGCCTTGCCTTCGGCGGTGGTCATGTTGGCTGGATTGAACGTGATTGCCATGTCGTTACCCCAAGAAGCGCCATGCCCCGGCGCGGTATCCATAAAAGCCGCCCCCGCTGCCGGGGTTCCAGCTCGTCCCGTCGGCCAGCACCACCATGCCGTCGCGCGGCTTGGCGGGGGCCACGTAGAGCATCTCCAGGCTCAAGAACTGGTTGCCCTCCAAGGAGGCCCGCGCGATGTTCATCAGCTCTTGCTGCAAGAACGCCGGCAGGTCTGCCGCATCGGGCGGCACAGAGCGTGGCTGGTACATCAGTAGGCTCCCGTCCCAACCACGTCCAAGTCAAACGACCGGACGCGAAACGGCACGCTGGCCGACATCTCCACCGCCAAGAACCGTCCCTGCACAAACGCATCGGCCTTGATGCTTGAGCCGATGGTGAAGCTCACCGCATCCGACCAGGTCACGCTTTGGTCGGCATTCATGGCCGCGCCCACGCGCACCGTGACCAGGCTGCCCGCGGGGCCGTCAATGCGCGGGTAGATCGCGCGCACCAGCTTCATGGCATAGGGGTCGTCCAGCGTCATGCCCGTGCGCTGCAGGGTGCCCGTCAGGCCAGTGACGCCGTCGTCCGTGGCCCCCACGTCGAAGGCCTTGATGGCCGTGGTGGTGGACAGCAGCAGCCTCGCCTCGTTGGGCGCGTAGTCGTTGCCGGTCCAGGTGGTCTCGTCCCAGTCCCACGCATCCGGGTCCGCCGCCCAGGTGGTGGCGGTGCTGTAGTCCAGCTGCCCGCTCGCCCCGTAGGTCACGTTGGTCAGGTCGCGCAGGCCCCACACCTTGGTCTGCCAGTTCCACACGCAGGCTTTGTTGCAGTTGGTGGAGCCGCTGAACGGAAAGCAGATCAGCACCTCGTTGCGCTGCGGGTTGGTGGTGACAAACGCGCGCTTGTAGTTGTCGCTTGACAGGTTGTCGAAGATGAATTTGCGCACCAAGCCGTCGGCAATGCTCACCATGCCCTGGCCGGTGTTGAGGATCACATCGCCGGCGGCCAACACCACGTTGCCCACGGGCGTGTTCACCCCGCAGCCGCGGGCCAGCATGCCGTACTCGCCAGGCATGCGCCGGAACTGGAAGATGAAGGGCTGCCCCACAAAGCGCATCTCGTAGCACGAGCGCTCCTTGTAGATGGCCAGCGTGTCCCCCAAAGGCAAGGCGTCGACCAACAGGTCCGCCGTCTCGGCGAGGTCGTTCTCGCCGGCGTCTTTGGTGGCGTCGGCCTCGTCCCAACTGGAGGGGATGGTGCCCGCCACT